CGTATGGGCTACGGCATTGCCAAGGCCATGCAGGGCAACATGAGCGCCGGGCGCGGGGTGCCTATGTCGCTGAACTGGACGGCGGCAACCGGGGCCGCGGTCATCACGCCAACCCATATCGCCGGAACCGGCTTGACGGCACGGGATACCAACGCAGTTACCGTCAACGTCGCATTTGCAGCCCAAGACCCGGCACAGGCTACGCTGCTCACGGCCTATCTCGCTAATCTGACCGCGCGCCCATACAACGCCCTGACCGATCCGACGCCGTTCGGTATCGCCATATTCACTGACAGCACCAGAGCAACGCCGGTCACAGGCTGGACGGCAACGCTTAATGCCGATAGCGTAGTGATTACCGGCCTGTCACCTGGTCCAGCTCCATCCGTATTCATGTACACCGGCTCCCCCGGAACGACTACGTCCGGCGATAGCCTGCGCAAGTTCTATGGCGACATGGAAACCCTTGTGGAAACCGGATCGACATTGGTCGCCGGGGTTCCGATGGCAGCGGCGTTCGGTCTGGACCCGATACCGCTTGCCGGAGCTGGGGGCGGCGGCACCGGCACCTACAATTATTTTCTCGGCGTCAGCGTTGGAAATCGTTGACGTATTGAACGACTTGAGGCAATGCTGCCAATCAAGCTTACTGGTGGGCTCACACCTGGGACTAGAACGATGACAGAACCCTTAGCGGAGGATACCGCGCCGGAACCGGAAGCCACGGCAGCACCGGAACCCGAGATAGAGACGCCGGAAGACGTTAAGACGTTCCGTCAGGATGAAATTGACGAGATCGTTGCTAAACGTCTAGCAAGAGAACGCCGAAAATGGGAACGCGACCTAGCGCCGCCGCCTCAAGTTCGCCCCTCTGACGTACCCCAGACAGACGACCCCGAGGTCCTGGCCGACTTTATCGAGCAGGAAATCGAGGCCCGGCTTCAGGAACGCGCGCATAGGGCCGAAGCAGCTTCGGCACAGGACGCCTATATCGACCGGGAAGATGCCGCACGCGAACGCTATGCTGATTTTGATCAGGTGGCCCGCAACCCGACCCTACCGGTAACAAACGATATGGCGCAGGTGATCATGTCTGCCGATAATGGCCCGGATATCCTCTATCATCTGGGGAGCCATCCGGCAGAGGCCCGACGTATTGCCAACCTGTCACCCCTCTTGCAGGCCCGCGAAATCGGACGTCTGGAGACGAGGCTCGCCTCGACGCCCCCGACGCCCAAACGAACCACTTCCGCACCTGCCCCTATCTCTCCGGTAACTACGAAAACGGCGACCACTCAGTACGATACTTCTGATCCGCGCTCGATACAGACCATGGGCACCGCCGCATGGCTTGAGGCAGAACAGAAACGTAGGTTACGGGAGGCAGGGGGCTAATCCTTACAGGAGGCCCTTTTGGCTAACACAACGCTAACCGCAGATATGATCACAGCGACGGCGCTTGACATTGCGGAAAACAGTCTCGCCGTATCCCGCAACGTCAACCGTCAATATGACGACAGTTTCGCCCAGACCGGAGCCAAGATCGGCTCTACGCTGCGCATTCGTCTGCCGACCCGCAGCGTCGTCGCCAAAGGCGCGGCCCTCGCCGTCCAAGACAATGTTGAGCAGTGGGGCACGCTGGCGATTACGGAACAGGCACAGATCGCGGTCTCGTTCACTGATCAGGAACTGACCCTGAGCATGGACAACTTCCGCAAGCGTGTCCTTGAGCCGCAAGTTTCGCAGATGGCCGCTACCATCGACGCCGATGTCTGTTCCGTCTACAAGGACGTCTACAACTCGGTGGGTACGCCCGGCACCACGCCCGCAACGGCGCTGGTCATGCTCGCGGCAAACCAGAAATTGAGCGAAATGGGCGCACCCCAGACTGAACGCTATGCCGCGATCAACCCCGCCGCCAATGCCGCGCTGGTCAACGGCATGTCCGGCTTCTTCAACGCTCAGGACAAGATCGGTTCGCAGTTCAAGAAGGGTCTTGTGTCGTCCGGCATTCTCGGCTTCGACGAGATCAACATGACCCAGTCGCTGCCTGCCCACACCACGGGCACGCGCACTAACGGCACCGTCACCACCACGCTGTCCACTCCGGGCATCTCGGTCATCGACCTGTCGGGCCTCGGTGCTAACGGCACCATCCGTCGGGGCGACGTGTTTACCATCGGTACCACGGCGGCAGGTGTGTTTGCCACCAACCCGCAAACCCGGACCAGCACCGGCTCGCTGCAACAGTTCGTCGTCACGGCGGACGTTACGGCCAACGGTTCTGGCGCGGCTACCGGCGTGCCCATCAGCCCCGCGATCTACGTCGGCAACCACGTACTGTCCACCGTCGACAGCTACCCTGTTGCGGCCATGGCCGTTACGTTCGTCGGCGCGGCCAGCACAAGCTACCCGCAGAACCTCGTCTACCACAAGAACGCGATCATCCTTGCGATGGCCGACTTGATCCTGCCTGCCGGTGTCGACATGGGCTCACGCCAGAACTACAACGGAATGAGCATGCGCTTTGTGCGGGACTACACCATCCAGGATGACCGCCTGCCGTCCCGTCTCGACAGCCTGTACGGCTACCTCGCCGTTCGCCCCTCTTTTGCCTGCCGCATCTGGGGCTAAGAAAGGAACTCAACCATGGCACTTTCTATTGTTGGTGGCGGCTATCAGGTCGGCGACGGTAATACCGGCGAGACCCAGATGAGCTACATGGCCACCCCGCTTACGGCTACGACCACAGCCACGCTCACCGTGGCCCAGATGACCTCTGCGGTTCTGGTAGCCAACCCCGGCGCATCGGCGGCGTCGTACACTACGCCGACAGGCACGGCGCTTGACAACCTCCTTGTCAACGCCCGCGTCGGAAGCACGTTCGACGTGGCGATCATCAACCTAGGTACTTCTTCCGGCGTCGTGACGCTAGTTGCGGGCACGGGGATCACCATCGTTGGTCTGGCGACCATCGCGATCACGTCTCAGGCACAGGTTAGGCTCCTGCGTACCGGCACCGGTACATGGACCCTATATCGCATCGCATGAATATCTTCCTCAAACACCCCGCTCATGGCTCGAAAGTAGCCTTGAGCGAGGCGGAAGCGGTTGAAGATGAGAAAAACGGCTGGGAGCGTTACGATCCAGCCGAACCTGTGCTACCTGTAGCCAGACCTCGACGAACAGCCCCCACGGAGTAAACCATGACAACCGCAGGCGAGATCATCAACGGCTCCCTGCGGTTGATCGGCCAATTGGCTGAGGGTGAAGACCCCACGGCGGCCATGGCCACAGACGCCCTCGCGGCGCTGAACATGATGTTGGATAGCTGGAGCACCGAAAGTCTGTCCGTCTATACGACGTTGAACCAGACGTTTACCTGGCCCGCCAACCAAGCCTCGCGAACCTTCGGCCCATCCGGTGACTTTGTCGGCCCTCGTCCGATCATGCTGGACGACACAACCTACTTCAAGGACCCGGCCACCAACATCTCCTTCGGTGTCGATTTTGTCAGTGTTGCGGACTACAACAGTCTGTCTCTCAAATCGACAACCAGCACCTACCCGAACATCATGCTCGTGGACACGGACTTCCCGGACCTGCGCCTGACGCTGTATCCTGTCCCCACACAGGACCTGACGTTCATCATGGTCGCGCGGTTGCCTTTGGCCCAAGCCGTCGATCTGACGACGGACCTCGCGTTCCCTCCCGGCTATTTGCGTGCGCTCCGCTTCTGCCTCGCCCGTGAACTGGCGGCTGAGTTCGGTGTCGAGCCTTCGCGCACGGTCAACCAGATCGCCATTGCGGCCAAACGGGATATCCAGCGGATCAACACCCCCAACGAACTGATGTCGCTGCCGTCGTTCGGCGGTAGCGCACCGTTCAACATCTACACCGGGTAGCCGTGCCCTACGTTCCTCCGCAGCCTTCGACACTGACGACGCCGCTTTTGGGTAGCTCCTACGTCGCCCGCAGCGTCAACGCCGCGTGCGCGCGCATGGTCAACCTGTTCCCCGAGATCGTCCCTGAAGGCGGCATGGAGCCTGCGTTCCTCAACCGCGCGCCGGGTCTTAGACTGTTGCAGACCGTAGGCACCGGCCCCATACGCGGGCTGTGGGCGGCGCAGGGGGTGCTCTATGTCGTATCCGGCGGGCAAGTCTTCAAACTGGACGCCGTGGACGCGGCTCCAGTTCTGCTCGGCCCTGTCAGCGGGTCCGGCCCTGTGTCGATTGCCGATAACGGTATCCAGCTGTTCTTTGCCTGCAGTCCCGAAGGGTTCATCTACAATACCCAGACCGGCGTATTCTCCCAGATAACGGACCCCGACTTCGCCGGGGCCGTCACTGTCGGATATTCGGACGGGTACTTCATCTTCAACGAGCCCAACAGCCAGAAGGTATGGGCGACGCAGCTTCTGGACGGAACGTCGGTCGAACCGCTGGACTTCGCCAGCGCCGAGGGCGCACCGGACCAGCTCATCGCGCTTTTGGCAGACCACCGCGAAATCTGGATGTTTGGCGCGGACAGCACCGAGGTCTGGTATGACGCGGGGATACAGGACTTCCCGTTCCTGCGTGTGTCCGGCGCGTTCAACGAAATTGGCTGTATCGCCGCGCACTCCGTCGCCAAGCTCGACAACGGCGTGTTCTGGCTGGGGGGCGACGCTCGCGGCCAAGGCATCGTCTACAGGGCCGACGGCTACACCGGGCGTCGGATCAGCACCCACGCCGTCGAGTGGCAAATCCAGCAATATGAGACGCTTTCGGACGCGGTGGCCTACACTTACCAGCAGGACGGCCACGCCTTCTATGTCCTGAACTTCCCGACGGCGGACACGACGTGGGTCTACGACGCCTCGACGGACGCATGGCACGAACGGGCTGGGTGGAACGACGGCGTATTCGCCCGGCACCGGGGCAACTGTCAGGCCCGGCTGGGGTCCGTCATCGTGGTTGGCGACTACGAGACCGGCGACCTGTACGCCCTCGACCTGAACACCTACGAGGACAACGGCCAGCCCCAGAAGTGGCTGCGCTCGTGGCGGGCCTTGCCTGCCGGGAGCAACGGCCTGCGCCGGTCGACGCACCACGCCCTGCAGCTGGCCTGCGAGAGCGGCACCGGGGGCGACACCGAGCCACAGGTCATGCTACGCTGGTCTGACGATGGCGGGCACACGTGGTCCCGCGAACACTGGCGGAACATGGGCGAGATAGGCCGCTACGAGACGCGGGTCATATGGCGACGGCTGGGCATGACGGACAAGCTGCGCGACCGGGTCTACGAGGTGTCGGGAACCGATCCGGTCAAGCTGGTACTGCTGGGGGCGACGCTCACCGCGTCGGCGACCGGTGCTTGACGCCCGCATAGTTCCGCCCCGCGTTGCCCTGACGGACGCCCGTACAGGCTTGATCTCCCGCGAGTGGTTCCTGTTCTTTCAGAGCCTGTTCAACAACGCGTCCGACACGAACACGGACGTGTCGGACTTGGCCTTGTTGCCTCTCGCAGATACCTACGTCTTCACAGCGCAGCAGGACGCGGCCTTGGGCCTGTATCCCGCGCCGCTCGGCCTTGCGGCACAGGACGACCTGTCGCCGGTCCCCGCGCCAGCCCAGCCGCCAGCCTACGGGTTTTTTCAGCAATCGGCCCGGCAGACGCAAACGACGATCAACACCCCCAAGGCGATCCCCTTCGACGTTGTCGGGGCCAGCCAGGGCGTCGGTCTGAGCACGACCCGCGTTTCCGGCGCGGGGACGTTCGAACTGGTCTTCACAGCCCAGATGACCAAGACCACGGCCCTGTCGGGAACCGGCACGATCTGGTTGCGTGTCAACGGCTCGGACGTGGCCCTGTCGGCGAAGCGCGCTCTGATTAGCGGTCTGGGGGTGGACACGACGGTCTCCCGTGTGTGGCTTCAGACCTTGGCCGATGGCGACTATGTCGAAGTGATGTGGTCAGCAGACAGTCTTGATGTTATCCTTGAAGCTTACGCGGCGACCGGTTTTGCGCCTGCCGTAGCCTCTGCAACGCTCGCAATTCTGAAGGTGTCCTGATGGCCGTGTTTCTCTCAAGTCTGGCGGGTGCCGGGTGGCAGTTCCTCGCCAACACCGGCGTTCCCCTGAACGGGGGCAAACTCTACTCTTACGCGGCGGGGACGACGACACCGCAGGCGACCTACACCAGCAACACCGGGGCGACGCCTAACAGCAACCCTATCACGCTCCTGTCGACGGGGCGTCTGCCTTCCGACCTGTGGCTCACCTCCGGGGTCAGCTACAAGTTCGTCCTCAAGGACGCAACGGGCGTCGAGATCGGCACCTACGACAACATCGGCGCTATCGGTGACAACGCGGCGTTTCTGGCCGCGTTTTCGGCCAGCAGCGGGTCCGGCCTTGTCGGTTTCATGCAGGCCGGTTCAGGTGCGGAGGCACGAACCGTTCAGGCCAAGCTTCGCGATATGATCTGCGTCTTTGACTTCATGTCGCCCGCTGAAATTGCCGATGTTCAGGCGTACACGACCAGCATTGACGTGACCGCCAAAGTTCAGGCGGCCATAACGGCGGCAAACGGGCGGAACCTGTATTTCCCGGCAGGTCGCTACCGTATCGCGGCAACACTATCGAACAACCGCGCGCCTAATGCCTATCTTGCGACGTTTTCATCCGGCCTCAAGATTATCGGCGATGGTATCTATACCCAGTTCGACAATCGGGTAGCGAACGGCCCGCTATTCGATATTGATAGCGGCAATCACGGGGGGTCGTATGAAGCCACCATGGGCTCGGTCTTGTCCGGCTTCACGATCATATCCACCATCGGTCCGGCAAACAGCACCGGCATCCGCGTTCTGAACGGATACGAGGTGACGTTGGAGCACCTCTACATCAAGGGTATGTCCGCTCATGGCATCGAGCTACGCAACGGCCTGTATCCTGATGATGGCTGGAACATGCTCACCATGTCGAACATCTGGCTCGACACCTGCGCTGGATGGGGCCTCAAGGCTGACGGATCATCCGGGCGCAATGAAGGCAGCTATACCAAGCTGGATCACGTCTTCTTCCAGACCAACGGCACCGATGCGACGGTCGAGAGCGTCACCAAGGCCAATCCCGCTGTTGTCGCTACCACGGCGGCCCATGGGTTTGCTAACGGAGCTATAGTGACGATTGTCGGCGCTCAGGGCATGACCCAGCTTAACGGCAACACGTACACGGTTGCCAACGCAACAGCGACCACGTTTGAACTGTCCGGCATCGACAGCACGGCTTACGGCACCTACACGGCAACGCCGATCAAGGCACGGGTTGCGAACAAGGTTCCGACCAGCGGCGGCATGATCTGGAAGGGTCAGCTTCTGAAAATGGACCAATGCGCCTTTGCTAACGGCAATCGCAACATCGGTCTGTTTATCAAGGGTGATACCGGGCTGGGACAGGGCGCGGACCTGCAACAGACCACGTTTGAAAACACCTATGGCAAGTCGCTACTGGTGACCGGCATTTCGCAGTTCAAGGCCAATCAGTGCCAGATTTACAACAACGACGCCTTCCCGGCGTTCACCGGCTGGGACTTCGATGCGGCGGCTTACACGATCCGTCAGGTCGAGATTGATGGCATCGTTGTTCGCGCAACGGCGGGAAACACGAACTACACCGCGTTCAAGACCTCCGGGGGTAATGCCGATCTGACTTCGATGCGGGTTCGCAATGTCACCTGGGACACGTTCGACTATGCGGGGCAAAGCCGGTTTGCGGGCTGGCAGTTTGATCCGATTGTCAATTGCGGCGCGCTTTACCTTCCATCGGCAACAGAGGTCTATTTCAAGCCCCTGACGACAGACGGCGCGGGCGGCGGTTTCGTACCGATCGGCAACACGTATCCATTCAGGCTACGAGGCGGGCTTGGGGGATCACCGTCAACATCCGGGGAATGGGTGCCTAGGGCATTATCAACAGGCGGGTTGACGTTGAACCTTACAGGTGTTGCAGCGGGAACGGCCTATTACGTCTATGTCTACGATAACAACGCCGTGCCGACGCTGGAATATTCCGCAACGCCCTTTGTCAGCGATGCCACGACAGGCTATCCGGTCAAGTCGGGGGATGCGACGCGGTATTATGTCGGTCGCATCCTTGGGGGCGGATCGGCTAACACGGTAGCCATTAGCGGAACTGGCTATCTAAATCCGACGCGGCTTTCTGGAACCCAGACGGGCGTTCCGACCTACATGTGGTCTGACGCGACAGGCAAGGTTCGGATCTCCAATTCACTACCGGCAACAGATACGTCAGGAACGGTCATAGGGACGCAGACATGATCACCGTTAAAGCCCTCATCCCGGCCAAGACCGCCGAGAACGCCCAGACGACGCAGTACACCGCGTCGGGCGTGTCTGCGATCATCGACAAGTTCACGGCGACCAACTTCACGGCCACGGCGGCGACCCTCAGCGTCAACCTGGTGTCCGGCGGCGACACGCCGGGCAACCAGAACCTGATCGTCAAGACCCGGACCCTGCAGGCCGGGGAGACCTATACGTTCCCCGAGGTCGTCGGCCATACCCTGCTTTCGGGCGGCTACATCTCAACCCTGGCCGGGACAGGCTCCGCAATCACCATCCGGGCCAGCGGGAGGGAAGTCTCTTGACCCCCGAGTTCTGGCTCAAGCATAACCTGACCGAAGGTCTGGCCCTGCCAGCCCCCGCCGTCGACTGGCTCATGCACCTGTGGGAGGCCACACAGTTTCTCGACGACGTGCGCGACGGCGACGTGGGCTCCGACGTTGACGCCAACATCTGGCGGCTTTTGGTGACGCTCCCCGCCCACCCCTTCTACAAGCACAACGTCGACGCGCTGGAGCCTGCCATCGCCGTCGCCGTGCTCAAATGGTCCGCCGCCAATAACGCCGAGGAGACCGGACAGGCCGACGCCCGTTCGTTCGTGTGGCGGGCGGGTTTCTACGACATCGTCGTGCTCGCCGTAGCCCTCTGCCACGGCGGGGACGTCGCACGTCAGCTTGCGCCAACGGCCATGTCACTGTATGGCGAAAGCTTCTCCGACTATCTTGAGGAGTTCGCCTAATGCCCATCCCCCTAGTCGCGGCCATCTCGGCGGCAGCGTCCGTCGGCAGCGCGGCTCTCGCCTCCAGCGCCGCCAAGAAGGCCGCGTCGACGCAGGCGTCAGCGGCGCAACAGGCGTCGGATATCCAGCAGGCGCAGTTCGACAAGCAGGTCGCGCTTCAGGAGCCGTTCCGGCAGGCCGGGCTTGCCGGTCAAAACAAGATCCTCACCTTGCTGGGTCTTGACGGCGGCGACAGGACCTCCGCCGACTTCGGCGTCTATGACCACGACTTCGGCAACAAGGACTTCGTGACCGACCCCGGCTACGGCTTCCGTGTCAGCGAGGGCCTCAAGGCCGTCGAGCGGTCCGCCGCTGCACGTGGTGGCCTGCTCTCGGGGAACACGCTGCGGGGTGTGACGGAGCTCGGTCAGAACCTCGGGTCTCAAGAATATCAGGCGGCGTATAACCGCTATCAGACGGATCGAACGAACCGGCTCAACCCGCTGCAAAGCCTGCAGGGCGGCGCTCAGACGTCGGCAAACCAGTTGTCCAACGCTGCGCAGAACCTTGGTAACGCCAATGCCGAGAACGCGCTGCAAGCCGGTAACGCCCGCGCGTCCGGCTACGTCGGCTCGGCCAACGCCCTCAACAACGCCATCGCGTCCGGCATCAATAACTGGCAAAGTCAGCAGTACCTGAACATCTTGCGCAACGGCGGGGCCAACACCGGTGTCAACGGCGGCGGGCTAGGCCAGGGATCTACGGTCGGTACCAAGAACCGCTATTCTACGGTGTTGCAATAATGCCTCTGGACACACGCATAGCCCTCTCAGGCACCCAGCCCGCGCTGGATGATCCGCTGGATAAGTACAACACGTTTCAGGCGTTGCAGACCAATCAGATCAACACCCGGCTGGCGCAGGAACAGGCGGCGCAAGCCCGCGCCCAGAGCAACGAACTGGCGCGCATGTTGTCGGACCCGAACCTGAACCTGAACGACCAGCGCACAGCGGCCCAGTTTTCGTTCAACGGCGGCGACAAGGCCTTGACCGCTGGCCGGGAGGCTGTGAAGGGCGGGGACGATCACACCGCCGCGACGATGAAGACTTTCGGCCCGTTGATCCTCAACAGCTACTACAGCATCTCGAAGGACCCCTCGGACGAGAACGTCAAGTTTTTGGCCGAGCAAGCTATCGCCGGGGGCCTTGACCCCGCGTTTGTCAACCAACAGACGGCGCAACTTCTGTCCATGCCGCCCGCACAACGAGCTGAAGTGGCAACCAACATGTACCACTCAGACCCCGACACGTTGGCCGCCGTAAAGGCCCACGCGCCGGGCTACGCGTACCACGACACCGGCGACGCCTTGGTGCCTGTCCCAACCAACCCGCTTGCGCCGGGCTTCGTCGCCCCGCAGGTGTTGACCAAACACTCTGGCCAGATCGTCACGGCTGCCGACGGCATGTACTCGGTCAACCCCGCGACGGGTCAGGCTACGCCAGTCACGACGGGCGGCGGTGCACCGAGCGCCGGTGGCGGCGGGATGGCCTTCGGTGCCGACATCGAGAGCCGCGCCAGGTCGTCTATCCCCGGCGTCGTCGTCACCAGCGGCTACCGTAACCCCAAGCATAACGCTGAGGTGGGCGGACGCACGGACAGCTACCACCTGATGGGTGCGGCGCGAGACTTTACGCCGCCGCCGGGGATGACCATGCAGCAGCTGTTTGCGAAGACCAAGGAGCTCTACCCAGCCAGCATCTACGACGTGAAGTTCGAGGGCAACCACGTCCATGTCGAGCCCGGCCCCGGCGTAGGTGCGGACCTACGCAGGGCCCCCGGCAGCACACCAGGACGGCAGCTTCAGGCCCCGGCAAAGCCCGCAGCGGGTGCTAAACCTGCAGCGGGTACGACGGCATCGTCAGCCAAGGAGCGAACGCAGGCGGCAGGTGTTGATACGTTCGAACGGGCCATAAAGGTCTTCGCCGATAACTACAGCGCCGCCTACAAAACGGGCGGGATCGCGTCTTCGCGAGACAATCTTAGCCCCCTGCAGAGCGCGAGCATAGCGGCCCGTCAGTCGGCACCCGGTCGTCTGGTTGGGCGTACCCTTGGAACGCCGGGACAAGCCGAGATTGAAACGGCCATGAACCTACGGGCGCTGGTTCCTGCGCTGGTTGCTGCTGCGTCGGGAATGGGCGTCAAGATTGCCGACAACGTCTCCGAAGGCGAACGCCTGATGAAAATCATTGGCGGGGCAGGCGACACGCTTGAAGGCCGCTATCAAGGCCTGCGCAATGTGTGGGACATCTACGTACCGGGCAGGCCGTATCCATCGTTCATGTTCCCGCCCAACGACCCTAACCACAACCCAAAAACGCCGCCCGCGACGGACGGCTGGGGCACTGCGACTGTGCGGCGTGCGCCGTGACCGTCATTCACAGCATCAAGGCCCCAGACGGCAACACATACGACATCTCTGGCCCGGAGAACGCGACACGCGAGCAGGTCATCGCCCAAGTCCTGCGCCAGCACCCCAACGCGGGGATAGCAGCCGGAGCGGGCCGTGGCCTGCCCACCAGCAAGGGCGCAGTTACGCCGGGAACCGGACGCACGCCGGGCACAACGGCCCCGCCACGCCCACGCGGTGACACCGGCATTGGTAGTGCCACACGTCCGCGCACCAAGGGGACTGGCATCGGTGTCGTCGACGCGCCGACGTCGCTCATCAACGAACTGGGCATCGGCGGCGTCGAGGGTGCCTTCCACATGATCCAACCTGCGGCGTCTGCCATAGACGACTTGCAGTTCCGTATGCAGGGCATGCCGCCCGCGCAACGCAAAGCGGCACACGAGCAAGTCCGGCGTGCATACCGACAGGCGTTCGATAACGCGCGTGCCGCGTCGGTTCCTACACCCCTGCCCGTGGCCATGCAGACAGGCCGTGCCTTGGGCGAGGGTCTGATATTTGATGGTGCCGCCAGAGGCTTGAGCGCCGCCGCCAAGGCCACACCTGCCATCCGCAATGCCGTAGCCGCCGTGGACCGCGTGTCGCCTACACTCGCCACACGGTCAGCCACAGGCGCGACCGGCAGGGTACCTGTGACCAAGGCCCTGCGGACCAGCCTCCGCTCTGGCGGCGTCGATGCGAGCCGTGTCACGAACATCCCCGCGAGTGTGGCCGTGCGTGCCGCGGGGGGCGCGGGTGCCGGAGCGGCCTACACCGCCGCCAAGGGTGACGACAACATCGGTGAGGCCGCACTCGCGGGGGCGATCACGCCCGCCCTTGGCGTACCTTTGGCAAAAATGCTCGGCGGGCCTGCGCTCAATCTGCTGAGCCACGTCAGGGGTAACTCTGGCCGTAATCAGGCCGCCGCAGAGCTCCGCGCTGCCGTCGGGCAAGACAACTTCGACGCCGCTGTTGCGGCGCTGGGAAAGGCCGAGGGGGACGAAACCGCCGTGCAGGCCTTGCAGCGGCAGAACATCCCTGTCGATGATGCTGTGTTCGCGCTGTACAAGATGACATCCGAGGGTCCCCAAGGACAGCAACTCGCGAGACGGGCTGAGGCGCAGCTGCGCGCCCGTCAGGACGTGCTCGACGCCGCCGCAGGCGGTGCCCCCGGTAGCCCCGCGACAGCCGCGACGGACGCCTACGTCGCCAGTGTGCGGGCAAGCACAGCCGCCCCGCGCGAGGCGGCGTTCGGTGCCGCCAACCAGACGACCGGTCAGTACAACGCCTTGGCCAACGAACTTACGGCGCAGACGGCCCGTGCCGACACCGCCGGGCAACAGTTCCGAAACGCCATGGCGGGCGCGAACACAGCCCAGTTCGGTGCTAATATGGTCGACAACGGGGCGACCGAGGGTGCCACACTCAGTGCCGAACGCTACCGCGCTCTGCAACAGCTGGGGGACAAGGCCGCCAACCGTGCCGCCGCGACATCCAGAGACGCTCTGGCGCGGGCGAACGCCGCCAAGGCTGGACTTGACGACATGGCTGCGCAGGGCCTTGAACCGCTGACGTTCGAGCCGATCAGGGATGCCCTGCGCGACGCGTCGCTACGTCCCGGCACGACACCGGACACGGCGCGGCTGCTGTCCAGCGTCTCCAACGCCATGCGCGACATGATACAGGCCCGTGGCGGGCGCGTGACCTCTGAAGACCTCGACGCCCTGCGTCGTCACGTCGTGGCCGAGCAGGTCGGCAAACGCTACGCCGGACGCTCGCCCACGGACCGGAGCAAGTTCGAGGCGCAGGTGCTGCGGGAAATCGAGCCAATCATCGACGACGCCATCACCAAGGCTGGCGGAACCGGGTGGGGCAACTACCTGTCCGAGTTCAGCTCGGGGATGCGCGAGAAGGAGCGCAGGGTCCTGGCCAACAAGGCCGCTGAGCTGCACATGACATCACCTGCCGAGTTCGCCAAGCTGGTCCGGGGCCGCAAGGAAGGCTTCGTCGCCGAGGCCGTGCCCAACCAGACCGACTTTGGCAAGGTCATGGGCGTTGATAACGGGCCGTCGCGCATGCCTGCATATAAAAAAGTAGCGGCGGAGACAGAGATGGATGCCCGCATAGCTGAACGCGCCGACCTCGGCTACAGGGCCGCCGTGGACGTCATCAAGAGCGAACGGCCCCTGCCCATGAAGGCGTTCATGTACGCCTTCGGCGGGCGCGTAGGCAAGGTCGCCGGGGCCGTGGATTTCGCCACTGCGCTGACCAACGCGCGCATATCCAAAGAGACGCAGCGGCAACTTAAGGACGCCTTCCTGAACGGTGCGACCGCTGCCGAACTGATGCAATCGGTTCCGCTATACGAACGAGCGCGGGCTCTGAAGGCCATGGCCAACCCCGCGTTTTGGCAAGTCGGCGTCGGACGGGCCGCAAACGCCATGTCCCAGCCAAGAAATGTTTCCCAGTGAGTGACGATATGATTGACCAGACAGAAGCGCGTTTGAGCACACACGAAGCCGTTTGCGCTGAACGCTACGAAGGCATACAGTTTCGGCTGGGGCGCATGGAGAAGATGTTCGTCGGGTCGGCGGGCGCTATCATTATGCTGCTCATCGGCATACTCAGTCAGATCATAACCAAGGGATAGAGAACATGCTTACCGGAAAGAAGACCTACCTCGCCGCGCTGGCCGCGATCCTGTCCGCCGTCGGCGGCTATCTGTCCGGGTCGCTCGACCTGGCCGCAGCCCTGCAGCTGGCCTTTACCGGCATCCTGAGCGCCGCACTGCGTAACGGTATCGGTTAATGGCCTCCCGTCGCCTTGAGGACCTTGTGGCGAGCGTCCGGTTCCCCGCCATGGACGCTCTTAACGCGTGCAGGCTCGCCAAGATCGACGTGCTCGTGACGTGCACGCTCAGGGACGGCGCGGAGCAGGACCGGCTATACGCCCAAGGCCGGACTACGCCGGGGCGCAAGGTCACCAACGCCCGCGCCGGTCAGTCGTTCCACCAGTACGGCGTCGCTCTCGACCTGTACCCGGTAGTGAACGGCAAACCGGACTTCTCAGGCACGGCCCCCGAGTGGCAGCGTATCGCCACGATCTTCAAGCTTCACGGGTTCGAATGGGCGGGGGACTGGAAGCGGTTTCGGGAAATGCCCCATTTCCAGATGACCATGGGCAAGCCGCTGTCCTACTTCCAGAACGGCGGAACGATCTAGTCCCTCGCGAAAATGGGGGTAGTACCTGGTGACTAAGCAAATATTCAAGGACGCTTTCGGCCTGCTTTGCGGCAAGAAGCTTGGCGGTGGTATCCATCGCGAAGTCTACGAATGCCGATTGAGACCGGAACTGGTTGTCAAGGTTGAACGTGAGGAGGATTGGCGGTCTTTCGCCAATGTGCGGGAGATGTTGTTCTGGTCGAACAATCAGCATTACGACAAGGTTGCTAAATGGCTTAGCCCTTGCGATTACATGTCGCCTGATGGCCGCATTTTGCTTCAGCGCAAGGTGAATATCGCGAGCGCAACCGACACCTTGCCTTCTGAATTGCCGTCATTCCTTACGGATCTCAAACCGGATAACTTCGGCTGGCTTGACGGCCGTTTTGTCTGTGTGGATTACGCACTTTCGCTTGATAATCCGAACATCAAGCCAAAGAAGGTCAAGTGGCACGATCGGTAAAGGCGGGACGATCTAGTCCTCCGGGTTCAGAAGTTCGGCCCGTTCCCGTTTCGCCCGTTTGGCGCAATAGGCCTGATGTAGCCGGATGATCCGCGATATGCGCGCGTTTTCGTCGATCTCCCGGTGCAGGGCAGATAACAGTTGTGCCTCGGTCGCCCGCGACGTCCATGCGATAAATTCGGCCCACTTCATGACTTCAGTTCCTCCAGTGCCAGCGCCGACAGCGCCTGTTTGTCCCCAAGCGCTGCGAACATGCGCTCGTCGATAGTGTCCTTGGTCATCATCACATAAACCCACACCGCGTGTTCCTGCCCGCCTCTGTGTATCCGTCCGATGGTCTGCTCGTACAGCTCTAGGGACCACGGCAAAGACGCGAAGATCATCTTGCTGCCGCCGAACTGAAGGTTAAGACCATGCCCCGCCGACATCGGGTGTATAAGCAGGATCGGCACCTCGCCCCTGTTCCATCGCTCGACGACGCCGGGCTCGTCTATGGTCGCGGCTTTCGGATAGCGTCGCTTAAGCTCGGCCAATTCTTCACGGAAGTTATAGACGATGATCGTGTTGGCCCTCTGGTTGCCCTCCAACACGTCGTCTATGGCGTCGAAGCGATGGCGCGAGAACCACAGCGGCTCCTTGTCCGAGACGAACTTGCCTGGCACGTCCGAAGGCCGCGTCACGGTGTTGTAGACAAACCCCGCCGCCATCTGTTGCAGCTTGGAGCCTACCGCAGCAGCCGTCAAGGCCGTGACCTCCGTGCCGCGTACCGTGGCCACGAAATCCCGGCGCATCTGCTCGTAGTGGGCACGGTCGGGCATGTCCGAGACGACGTTCACGACGTTCAGGGGCGGCAGCTTGTCCTTGTAGACCCCGGCGTCCAGAACATGCGTCGCGGGCTTGATACGGTCCATGACGGTCTCCAGCGCACCTGCCTTGGCGATATACCCGCCATGGTCCCTATCGACACAGAAGAAGTACGAGCGCATGAACCCGGTCTTGGTCTTGCCCAGCAGGTTCTCATCAATGACACGGCACTGGCCGAATACGTCCTCAAGCCCGTTCGAGGTGAACGAACCGGTCAGGCCCCAGCGCACCGTGAACCGCTCCAGTTGTTTGCTGAACACCTTGAAGCGGATACCGCTGGGGTTCTTCATGCGCGTAAGTTCGTCGAACACAACGCCGTTAAAGCCCTTGAGATCCGGCAGCGTCTGCAGGTTCTCGTAGTTGACGACGACGACGCGGGCCGTCGACTTGAACGCCGCCTCGCGCTGTTTGGGCGTGCCTACGGCCAAGGCCATATCCAGCCGGGGTGCCCACTTCGGCCCCTCGACCGGCCACACGTCAGTGACAACGCGCTTGGGGGCGACCACGAGCCACCGGTTGACGTGGCCGTCCTGCAGCATGTCGTACATGGCCGTCAGGGTTATCGCCGTCTTGCCAGCACCGACGGGGGCCAGCAGCATTGCGCGGTCGCGACCATAGAGGAAGTCGGCGGCGGCGTCCTGATAGGGTCTAAGCTTGTAGTCGGGCATTGTACCAGTGCATGACATCATCTTTGGATAGGAGCACCACATAGTTCTGCCCCATGCGTTGCCGCTCCTCGGCGTAGGCGACCTGTAGCGGCGACAGGCGACCTCGCGGAGCCTTAAGCTCCACGAACCACACGGGGCCGTCCGGAAGGTAGGCGATCCGGTCTGCGACGCCGCGCCGCGTCAGCGACCGGAACTTGTCAGTGGTGCCGCCCAGCTTCTGGACCGCCCACACGAAATGCTGTTCGATTATGCTCTCTCTCATGAGTTCGGATATACGCAACAAATAATGTTGACGCAACAGAATTTGTTGCTAAGTTGATTTGGCAAAGGAGACACAGATGTCCTATCCCGACGACGAATACGACGATATCGACTACGTGGACGACGAGGTCCAGGATGAGATCGAGGCCGAACTTGAGGCCGAACGCGAGCACGAGCGGTCCCTGATCTGGGACCGGCTCTGATGGCCGCGCACTCCCTCATCGTTGGCGGCTCGTCCGCCAAGCGTGTCATCGCCTGTCCGCGCAGCGTCGCGCTGTCGCGGCAGGTGCCGCCGCAAGGCTCATCGTCCTACGCGGACGAGGGGACGCTGCTGCACGAGGTGATGTCCCTGATACTGACCTACGGTGACGAACCGGAGGACTATCTGGGGCGGCAGTTTGCCGACGCCGAGGTCACGCAAGACCTGATCGAAGACAAGCTCAAGCCCGCCTTGGCGGCGTTGGACGAGATCGACCCGCAAGGCGTCATGGACTTCATGGTCGAGATCGCCGTGTCCTACGAGCCCCTGTTGCCGGGGGTGTTCGGCTCGGCGGACCTGATCGGACGGATCGGCAAGACGGCCTACGTGCTGGACTGGAAGTTTGGCTCCGGCGTCATGGTCGACGCGGAGGAGAACTATCAGGGGCTGTTCTACGCTGGCGCGGCCATGCGGACCAAGACGGCGGCGCGGTTCTTCGACGGGTGCGACGAAATCAAGATTGTCATCGTCCAGCCACCGAACGTCAGCATCTGGACCACGACGCCAGCCCGCGTCGCCGAGTTTGAACGTGAGCTTGTCCTTGCGGTGAAGAAGACCGAGATGCCTGACGCACTGCTGGCCTCCGGCGAGCACTGCCGCTGGTGCCGCGCCAAGCCGGTCTGTCCGCTCATGAACGGCGACGCCGACAGGGCGTTGCTCAAGCAGGTGCGCGAACTCGACGGCGAGACCGTCGGCGCGTATCTGGCCAAAGCCGATCTTCTGGACGGCTGGATCAAGGATTTGCGGGCAACCGCGCGCACGATGCTGGAACAGGGACAAGCGGTTCCAGGATACAAGCTGGTCCCTAAACGGGCGATGCGACAATGGTCAGACCCCGGCGCGGTACCCGCCGCGCTCAAGGATCTTGGCCTTGAAGACCACGACATGTTTGAGACGAAACTGCGGTCACCCACGCAAACCGAGAAGGTACTCAAGTTGTACAAGCTCGCCCTGCCGGATGATCTGGTCATCTCGGTGTCGTCGGGAACTACCCTAGCCCCCGAGAGCGATCCCCGCCCTTCGGTGGATTCACCAACGCGGCGTCTTGCCGCTGCACTTGCAAAGGTCAGAACATGAAAAAGCTCCCCTCTCTCTCGACGCTCGCCACGGCGCTGCGCAATGTCGAGGTCAAATCCGGTCCGTCTGGCTCCTTCATGACGTTCGACAAAACCGGCTGCTGGACGTTCGGCGCGGACGCGCTCGAAGTCGAGGACGGCAGCGAATGGGCAATCAACCCGTTCAGCTTCGTTCACGGTTTCATCGCTTGGGGCACCGGCTCCGTGCTCAGCGAAGTGCTGGTGCCGGTGTCCGAGCCCCTGCCGGAAGTCGGTCTGCCGCCTGACGGCGCGCGACGTGGCTGGGAGCTCAAACTTGGCTTCGCGCTCAAGTGTCTGACAGGCGACGACAAGGACACCGAAGCCCTGTTCGCCACCAACAGCGCAGGCGGCAAACGCGCCGTCCAAGGCATTGCCGTCGCATTGGCGGAGCAGATCGAGACGGACCCGTCCAAGCCTATCCCGGTCGTCAAGTTGTCGTCGGATCACTACAAGCACAAGGAGTACGGCAAAATCTACACGCCAGTGCTCGAAATCGTCCGCTGGATTGGCGACGATGGGACCGCCGCAACGGAAGACGAACCGCTGGCTATCGCCGCGCCGGAAGAACCCACCCGTCGCCGTCGTCGCGCTTCCTGATCCTCTAGCGGCGGGGTGTCCCGCCAAGGACACCCCGCCATGCTCTGGCTTGACTTCGAAACCCGTTCGCGGTGCGATCTTACCGTGCGCGGTGCCTACAACTACTCTCTGGACCCTAGCACGCTGATCCTGTGCATGTCCTACGCCTTCGGCGATGACGACGTGCAGTCATGGCTACCCAAAGACCCCTTCCCCGAGGCCGTCGCCAAATGGACGGGCCAGATACGGGCGCACAACGCCGCGTTCGAACGCCTGATCATGACCGACGTTCTGGGTCTGGACTACCGGCTGGAGCAATTCTACTGCACCGCCGCCCAGTCACGGGCAAACTGCGCGCCCGGTGCCTTGGGCGACGTGGGCCGGTTCGCCGGTGCCGACATGCGCAAGGACCATCGCGGCGCACAGCTCATCCGTCTGTTGAGCATCCCCCGGTCCGACGGAACATTCAACAACGATCCCGACCTGATGGCCGAAATGGTCGCCTATTGCGAACAGGACGTAAGGGCCATGCGGGCCATCAGCCTCGCCTTGCGGGAACTGTCGGACGACGAACTGCACGACTACCACGTCAACGAACGGATCAATGACCGAGGGGTGCTGGTGGACGTGGCGCTGGCGCAGGCCGCGCAACGCTACTCCAACGCCGAGACGGAGGAGATACAGCAGATGGTCGTCGACATCACGCAAGGGGCCGTGACCAGTGTGCGCAGTCCGAAAATGCGCAACTGGGTTTACGAGCGCGTCGGCGATCAGGCCCGACGTCTGATGACGCGGGGCGACAAGCGGTCCATCGACAAGAACGTCCGCGCCGGGCTGCTGGTCCTGGCTGAAGAGAGCCCCGACGAGGTGCCCATCGACGTAGCGGACGTGGTGGCCTGCGCCGATGACCTGTGGGCGTCGAGCGTCGCCAAGTTCAAACGGCTGGAGCAGCTGGCCGATGAAGAGGACCAGCGCGTCAGGGGCGCGTTCGTGTTCGCCGGAGGGGCCGCTACAGGCCGTGCGTCATCCTACGGTGCCCAAGTGCATAACTTCGCCAAGAAGGTACTCAGCGACCCGCAAACGGCCCGTGACGCGATGGTGCGCGGCGACGTGATCGTTCCGACGTTCGGGCGACGCACGACGGACGTGCTCAAGGGCATGTTGCGGCCCGCCTTGATCCCGGCCCCCGGCCACCAGCTGGTTGTCGCCGACTGGTCCAGCATCGAGGCGCGGGTCAATCCGTGGCTATCAGGCATGGGGCAGGCGAAACTGGCTGCCTTCGCGGAGGGCAAGGACGTCTACATCGTCAACGCCGCGTCGACGTTTGGCGTGCCCGAGGCCGAGGTGACGCCGGACCAGAGGCAGGTTGGCAAGGTTCAGGAGCTAAGCTGCGGCTTTGGTGGCAGCGTCGGCGCGTTCAACAACATGGGGCGGATATACGGGCTGGTGCTGCCGGAAGAGACGTCGCGCAGCATGGTTTACGCATGGCGGGCGGCGAACCCGTGGGCCGGACGGTTCTGGGACCGGATCAAGAGCGCCACACGACGGGCGATGCTGTCGCCGGGCGTAGCGTTCCGGGCTGGCCGGATTACCTACATGTTCGACGGGCACACCCTGTGGTACGAACTGCCCTCCGGGCGCATACTCTGCTATCCGAACGCCCGGACGGAAGACGGAGAGATCACCTACAGCAAGGCGTCGTGGACGCCAGCTGCAGACGCTAAAGAATGGCCGCGCGCATCCCTGTGGTACGGGCTGGCTTGCGAGAACGTCACCCAGGCGGTAGCGAACGACCTGTTACGGGCGGCGCTGCGGGCGTGCGAAGACAGGGGCTTGCGGGTTGTCCTGCACGTCCACGACGAAATCGTCATCGAAACCGGCAACGCGGTACGTGACAAACCCATTCTTGAGGCCATTATGACGACCCCGCCGTCTTGGGGCACTGACATTCCTCTCGCTGCTGAAACCGTTATCAAGGATCGTTACGGGAAATGAAGTTTCTCCAGTACATCGCCGGGCTCGCTGTCGACGGCGAGACCGCGCTCATTACCCACCAGCGGATCAAGGGCAAAGTGCCCGACTACTACGGCAACGGTGCGCCGCACGCCGACTTCATCGCGTACCTGCCCGACGCCAAGATCACCAAGGACGGCGCGTGGTACATCAACACCGGCTCGTTCATCGTCGAGCGGTTCGCGCGTGGCAAGCCCCGCGCCAAGGCCGCCAACGTCGAGTACGTGCTGTTCATGGTCCTTGACGACGTGGGGACCAAGAGCAAGGCCCCGCCGCTGGAGCCTACATGGATCATCGAGACATCGCCGGGTAACTTCCAGTACGGCTACGCCTTCGAAGAGCAGCCGACCAAGGGTGCCTATACCGCCGCCATGCGTGCTATCGCGGCGGCAGGCTACACCGACCCCGGCGCGCTCAACGCCGTGCGTAACTGCCGCCTGCCGGGCTCGCCCAACCTCAAGCGCGGGCGCGACATGTTCGAGGCCGTCCTGACGGCATTCAACCCCGAGCGCACGTTCACGCTTGAGCAGATATGCTCGGCCCTTGACGTGACGCCAGGCGAGGCACTGACGGACAACCGGCCGGTGACGCTGGACAATACCGGCGATGACGCGGTGCTGGATTGGCTCAACGCGAACGGTCTG